TTCGATGCGATCCATATAAGCATCGAAGTCTTTTTCAAACTCAGCAAACGGAACTTCAACCATTGATCTCCTTGAAATCTTTTTCAAAAATTGCAAGCCCTGCATCAGTCAGGACATGGTTATACATTTTGTCAAATACAGAGGTAGGTAGTGTGACTACATCAGCACCGTACAAGAGGCAGCGAGAGACGTGGTGAACGTCACGAAGACTAGCGGCAAGAACCTTAGTCTCCACTCGCTTAGCAGCGTATAGACCACCAATAGCACGTACTAGTTCCACGCCACTGAAACTATTATCGTTCATCCGACCCACAAACGGGGAGATGTATGTGGCACCTGCTAAAGCGGTCATGACTGCCTGAGAGGCAGAGAAACAGAGTGTGACATTTGTTTTTACTCCCTCATCAGAAAGGATCTTACATGCGATAAGACCCTCCTTAGTGAGAGGAAGCTTAATGGTAACTTCAGAACCAATAGCAATGTACTGTTGTGCGTTGCTAATCATTTCATCAGCATTATTTCCATCAACCTCTGCAGAGATACTCTCAAAAGCAAAATCTTTTGAGAGAGTGCGGATGAAATCAAAATAATTTACACCAGACTTACGTACAAGTGTAGGATTGGTCGTGATACCAGAGACAAGACCAGTCGCATAACGCTCAGCGATCTCTCTGTAGTTGGCAGTGTCTAGAAAAATTTGCATGATTAGTAATAAAGGTTTTGGTAAGTTACCAAGTCGGGGTAGCAGGGATCGAACCTGCGACCTATGCTTCCCAAAAGCATCGCGCTACCTCTGCGCTATACCCCGAAACGGAAGGTGGGAGAGTCGAACTCCCAAGGGATTTAACACCTCAACGCTTTTCAAGAGCGGTTCCGTCGCCAATCGGATTGACCTTCCTTTCTTTCAGTGCGATGCACTGTTCCTCAAGATTATACAAGAGTTTATAGTTTTTTGTCAAGACATAATACCCATCAATAGTCGAACCATTATCCGTCCACCCATATGCTATTACATGCTCGCAACTACCGTTAATAGTAAAACATTTGTTGGTATGAAGGTAACTTTCATAACGAGCGTCCAGATTAATCATTACCGTTCCTCAAAATTAATGCGACGGACCTTGCGTTGGCGTCGTTCCTCCTGGTATTTTAGGTCACTTTCTGTTAGAATCCCGTTATATTTAATATTCTTTTCATGATTGACTAAGACGACTTCCCCTAAATCAACTGCTCCAACGGTGTCATCTACTACCCTCATCTGATTGGGGCAACCGCAGAACTGAACTTTGCTAGTGCTTGTCAATTCTTTGCGACAAACCTTGCATCTTACTGTTAACATTGTTAAGCATTTAACCTCTTAATGAGTAATGCTCGAAGAGGGGATCGAACCCCCGACAATCTCCGTGTAAAGGAGGTGCTCTACCGCTGAGCTATTCGGGCAATGCACCAGAGAAGATTTGAACTTCCACGCCCAGAAGGCGGCAGATTCTAAGTCTGCTGCGTCTACCATTCCGCCACTAGTGCTTATCGTTTTTTATTTGAGAAGGTGTCCGTTTGCGTATGACAATTAGGACACAACAATCTCAAATTAGTAGGTCGGTTATCATATCTTTCACCATTAATGTGATCGACTTGCAACCGCAAAGGTTTTCCATTCCAAGTAGAAGGAATACCACATTCAGAACAAGTATCACCTCGTTCTTCTACTAGCAATCTATGTAAAATACTGCGTTTGCATTCTTTACCTTTGCTAGAAGTATATTTGGATAAGGTTTCCCACTTATTATATCCACCATGATTTCTAATTTGCTTAGTATAATCGGGTGTATAATCTGGGATCCACTTTTTCCATCGAGATCTTAATGTGTCTATTTTACAATTCAACTCAAGGCAGAGTTGAGTTGGAGACACACCAGACATAAGAGAGTTTACTATGTAATCTCTCTTGGCGTCAAGATCTTTTCTCATAATTGGCAGACACGCTGTATTATTTATACAACACGACTACCAAACAGGCACGGCTGGACTCGAACCAGCAATCGACAACTTAGAAGGTTGATGCATTATCCATTATGCTACGTGCCCTCACTTGGATAGTTTACACTATCCGTGGTGTGGTGTCAAGACCACACCAGTTTTTTATGGTAATCGTAAGCGTAGATTTCACGATTACCTTTGATACCCCACCCTAACCAACGGTAAGCAGGTTTCATGTAATAAGTTATACTTTGTCCCCCACCTTCAAATACAGGAAGGACACGTTGGAAGATAGGTTCGTTAATCATCCAGCGAGTCTGACCTTCCAGACTACTGGGATCGCACACATATTTAGCACAGAAGTTACCAAGACCCTTGTAGCGACCGATAGAAGTCCATTGGATCAAACCATACCCACCAACCTTACATTCAGTGTAAGAGATACGAGAACCACCCTCACAGATGTTAGGGATAAACTTACTCTCCTGCTTAATGTTACCCATGATGGTAGCAAGAGCATTACGATCAGTAATTTTGGTATGCTTCTGGAGTTCTTCTAAAACATACTGTTCATTAGGTGTACAATCAGGGCACTTCCATGTAATATTATACTGTATCGTAGGAAGAGGTTGGACCTCAGGCATCTCAGGTGCCTCCGTTGCATTAGGAATTTGTGGTCCTAGAAACCCTACAGAGAGGGTAGTAGAGGCAATCAAAATCTTAAGCATTAAAGTAGTCTTTCCTGTAATAGCGTCCGAGGATGTTTGAATTATAGTACGCAGGCGTTCCATTGTCAAGTGCCTCCGTCAGAACGTCGTGAAGAAAAAGCTGTCGGGTCTCTTCGTAGTTGACCCTTCCAGGTGTCCTGTGCATTGACAGGATTTCTCTGGTGAAACAATCTTTCCCAAAGAGTTTGATGTCGTCTTTGAGTTCGGGACATGACCCATAATACCGCTTCCAATCACTTTCTGAAGTGACTCTGCGCTTACCCCCCCTTGGCTTCCTTTTTTGCCAAAAATACTTTCGCCCAATGTACTGTCGTTCGTTGGACTGATTGGTAATCTTATAAACAAAACCCCAGTTGTCCCCAATAAGGCTCCCATCAAACACGGTGCCCATATATTTCCAAGGGTTTGGGTAAATCTCTTCCACATTTTCATAACAAAACCTAAAATTATTTAGTCAGTCCCAAGGATCTGGTACTTGAGGCGCATGGCGCTTAGGACCCACGCCTCGCTGAGAGACTTGGGTCCGTCCATCACGATCCTCGCGTGGCGTTCGCTCACGTTTGGATCTTGAAGTGCCTTTACCTTCCAACCAGGCAAAGATTCTTTCATCATAACTGGAAACCAGCGAACGTATCCTTCTTAACATCTTGTTTAATGCTCCCGATAAGGTAAGATTCTACTTCTGTTTCCTGTGGTGCTACTTGCATACCCTTAGAAGATAACCAATGCTCTGTCCATGGCAGAGGATTGTTGCTGATAGGAGTGTCAAAAATTGCCTTGAGTCCAATAGACTTCAGGCGACGATTGGCAGTCCATTCAACATACTTAGCCAGTAGTTTGTCGTTAAGACCAATAAGGGAACCATCTTTAAACAGATACTCTGCCCAAAGTTTTTCTTCCTCAACACATTCTTTGAACATGTTGTATACATTGATTTCTTCTTCCTTGGCAATCTCTACCATATCAGGATCATCACCATCACGCCACTTGTTCATAATATTCTGAGTGATGGTCATGTGCTGTGATTCGTCCCTCGCGATGAGTCCGATAATTTTAGCACTTCCTTCCAGAAGTTTAAGTTCCCCGAATGCGAAAGAACAAGCAAACGACACGTAAAATCTAATTCCCTCAAGGATATAGACATTAGCGACCGCTCGATATAGTTTTCTTTTGAGTTCATAGAATTCTGCCTGTGCCATTGGGACTCCATCAAGGTTATGTTCCCACATGTTGCTAGACCCGTAAGACTGTGCTGCTTGTAAAAACTCATCATATGCACGGGTAACTGACTGTGCCCGTGAAAGGATCTTCTCGTCGTCTAGGATGTGATCGAAAACATCAGAAGGATCAGCGTAGACATTCTTGATAATATGAGTATAGGAGCGACTATGGATCATCTCCATGGTCTGCCAGATGTTCATGGCACCTTCAAGTTCGGGTAATGAACAATAAGGCATAAAAGCCATCCCAGGACCACGCCCTTGTACAGAATCCAAGAGGATTTGGTACTTAAGGTTACTAGTGAAGATGTGCTTTTGTGCTGCATTAAGTGTCTGATAGTCGGCACGATCTTTTTGCAATGATACTTCTTCAGGACGCCAGAAAAATCCAAGTTGTTGCTGTGTAAGTTTATCAAACACAGGATACTTAAACTTATCATATCTCTGGACCCCAAGAGGGGCACCAAAGAACATCTTTTGTTTGGTACTATCTACTTGGGTGGTGTTAAACACCGTCATCCCATCTACTTTGCTACGCATATTCTCGTTACCAACTCTAAATTTTGCAGCTGTCACAGTCGTCCTCCTCGGTCTCTAGAATTTGTGTTAATAGGTCTTCGATTGATTCCTTTTTCTCCTCTGTTAGTACAGGTTCCTCTCCTTTTTGATCATAAGTATTTTGATAATAAGAAGTTTTCCATCCGTACTTGTAAGTCTTCAAGAAATCACCTGCCATAACAGATACTGGCACCTCATTGTTGTCATAGTTCTCTGGATTATAACTCCAGTTACCAGAAATTGCCTGGTCAAAGAATTTCTGCATAGCAGCGACAACTTTGATGTAACCATCATTGTCCTTCATGTCCCAAAGAAGAGTGTAGTTATTTTTGAAACTACCATACTGAGGAACGATCTGTTTGAGTGGTCCCTTTTTGCTTTTTTTAGTGGACAAAAAGGCTCTAGGTGGCTCGATTCCATTTGTTGCGTTTGACACAACGGAACTGCTCTCTGATGGCATCTGAGCGGACAATGTTGAGTGCCTAAGACCGTGGGTGGTGATAGACGCCCTAAGAGAATCCCAATCATGCTTTAATTCTCCTCCACAGAACTCATCGATGTCACGCTTATAAGTGTCGATTGGGAGGATACCGTCTGCATACTTGGTTCGATCAAAATATCCACACTCTCCCTTCTCTTGAGCGAGGGCATTACTTGACTTAAGCAAGAAATATTGGAAAGATTCAGACAAGTCGTGGACGAGTTGCCATGCTCGTGGGTCATCGTAGTGTTCTCCTTGCTTTGCTAGGTAATGTGCTAAACCAATATAACCAATGCCAAGAGACCTACGGTTAAGGGTGCTTTGTTTTGCTGCCTCAACAGGATATTCTTGGTAGTCAATGAGTTCCTCTAGACCACGAACTGCTAGGTCACAAATCTCCTCAAGTTCTTCAGTCTTAGTAACCTTACCTACGTTGACAGCAGAAAGAATACACAGGGCAATCTCTCCATTGTCATCATCAATATGCTGAAGTGGTTTAGTAGGAAGCGTGATCTCTTGACAAAGATTACTCATATAAACCTTGTCTTTAAAAGATGAGTGCTCATTGCAATGGTCAATGTTCATAATATATACACGACCAGTTTCAGCACGTTCTTTCAAGAGGTCCAAAAGAAGTTCTTGACCGCCAATAGTCTTCTTTGGAATGCTTCCATCAGATTCATAACGTTTATAGAGATCATCAAAATCAGGAGTCCCAAAAGAATCGTACAAACCTGGGACATCGTGAGGTGAGAATAGGGTAATGTCCTCATTGTTGATGAATCTTTCGTAGAAGATCTTACTGATTTGAATGCTGTAGTCGAGTTTTCTGACACGGTTGTCCTCTGTACCTTTGTTATTTTTTAAGACAAGGATGTCTTCGATTTCTTGGTGCCAGATTGGGAAGTGTACAGTCGCGCTTCCACCCCTAATGCCATTCTGTGTACAGCATCTGACAGTCGATTCAAACTTTTTAAGGAAAGGGACAACACCTGTGTGTTGAACTTCTCCGCCTCTGATTTTACTGTTGATGCCACGGATTCTGCCTGCGTTGATACCGATTCCTGCACGTTGAGCAACGTAGCGGCCAATCGCCATGTCACTAGAAAAGATGCTATCGAGGGTGTCATCAGAATCAACAAGAACACAGCTAGCAAATTGTCGAAGTGGAGTTCGCACTCCTGCCATGATAGGTGTGGGAATGTTGATTTTGTGCTTGCTGATTGCGTTGTAGTATTTTCTGACATACTCCAGTCTCGTTTCCTTAGGATAATTTTGGAATAGAGTGGCAGCAATCATCATATACATGTACTGAGGAGTCTCGTACATCTCACCACAACTACGATCCTGAACCAAATACTTATCTACCACCTGACGCAAACCTGCATAGGTGAACAGCATATCTCGTTCGTGATCCATCCAAGAATTAATCTTGGTCCACTCTTCGTATGTATACTTATCAAGAATTTCACGATCATACACACCCTTCTCAACACAACTGTAACAGTGGTTAAGGACAGAGGGGTAACCGTCTACCCATGATGGTCCGAAGACTTGCTTGCGAACTGCGAACAGTAGCAAGCGAGCAGCAACAAACTGATAGTTAGGATTGTCCAGACTGATAAGATCACTTGCAGACCTTACCAGAATCTCCTGAATGTCCTTTGTCTCGATTCCATCGAAGAACTGGAGACCAGAGTTCATTTCGACCTGAGAGGCGCTCACACCGCTCCCTAGACCCTCACATGCCTCCTCAACCATCTTATGGATTTTGTCTAGGTTCAACGCCTCCACAGCGCCACTACGCTTCTTTACTTTGATACCGTGCCCGTTTGTCATACTTTTTTCCAGTCGTTAAATTTTAGGGTTGCTTCTAATCCACTGTAGACGTTAGAGTCTACTACATCTTGAACGTTATGTCCAGCAAGGACCATATCGTTGATGTCTTTTTGTTGTATTTTCTTAGGCCAAATGACTATTTTATCTCCTCGGTCGATGACTTTGGAGATACGATTGACGATCTCTCGGTTGCGTGGTTCATTATCAAATACCCAAATATAATTGCTCCAACCAAACGTCCTAGCATCAGCGTCGGACCCAGCCATAGCAACTGAGTTTTCCAAGAAGGTCGCATCAAATGGTCCCTCAACAATATAAACAGGTTTGTCGTCTTTTATTCTATCTAAACCAAAGATCTTGGGTTGTTCATCATCCAGCATGATCGTGATGTATCTTAGTTTTGCCTTAGGGGCTAGCGATCTGCCTTGATATCCAAACAGGTTACCTTCTTTGTCTCGGAATGGAATAATAATACGTGGAGAATCTTGACGGAGATTATCAAACATCTTCTTTTGTTCATTTGTCCAAGCTTTAAACTTAGGACAGTAATAGAAATAATCTAGATCTTTGATGCCTCGGTTCTCAAGATATTCTCTCGCTGGGTGAGAAATATTTAGCGAAGAAATTTTCTCTAAACCTGTATCACGTTTTACAAATTTTGGAGGTGTGAAATTGAATTTAGGATTGGGTACGGTAGTTCCCTTACCAGTTCTACCATCTTTAAATTTCTCCATGACATATTGATCATGGAGCATTGTGTCTTGATCCTTTAAAAAATTAGCAAGTGTTCTACCCATGCCACAGTTGTGGCATTTAAACACAAAGTCATTCTTGATCTTAAAAAGGTATCCCCTCGCCTTGTTACGCCTCTTCTGACTATCACCACAGTAAGGACACCTGAAATTGTACAGGTCTGCTTTCTTGCGGCTGAAGAGGGTAAGGCGAGAGGATACTAGTTGGATATACTTAACGTCAAGAAAGCTCACTAAAAGGCATCACCACCACTTCAGACATACTAACAGCAGAGGACTGCGGTGTCAAGACTTTGATGACGGGTGGGACCACTTGTAGCACTGTCACAATGGTTGCTAGGACAGCACCAGCACCGATCACAAATTTAGCATTCACCTCTACTTTCTTTTGTAGAGCAGATACCCTATCATGCAAAGTCTTATTATCTTTTTCGTGACGCTCCTTCATCTCCTCAAGCATACCGATAATAAGTTTATCTGCCCTCTCACTTTCATCCAAACGATTTTCATGGCGCTCCAAGATTACAGCAACTCTGTTGCTGTTTTCTGAGATTGTACCTACTGCTCTTTCGAGCTTGTCAAGCATCTCTTTAGAGAGATCTTCATAAATGTCCAGTTTACTTTCTAAAACTGCTAATTTACCAAGACCAAACGCCATTAGACATTTCTCACTGCGAAGTCAAGTGCTGACTGATAAGAAGCAGCATCTTTGTTGAGCATATATTGAAACTGTTGCTTGTGGGTGTCGTCCAACTGAGCGTAGCAAGCAGCAATACGCTTAGCAGAAAAATTGTCTAGGTTTTGGACGCTACCATCACCAAACTGAACTTTTGCAAATGAACCTTCACCTGCGGGGTTGAGTTCAGAAGTTGCAACATCCAAAGCAACTTGGATTACATCTTGATTTTCCATCATAACATTACCTTCAAATTCAACAGAGTTTTTTTGCATTTGAACTTTTTTCTGCTGATCTTTCTCTTTCTTCTTGAAATCAGAAAGACGAGCTTTCATAAGAGTGTCCATCTCTTTTGTCTTGTTCATCATCTTCTCTTTCGCTTCCTTTCTCTTCTTCTGAAGATCTTTGGAACGAGAGAGTTTTTTGTTTTGAGCAATAGACTTTTGTGCCCTCTCTGTGTCAGACACAATTGCCTCATCAATTTGAGTTTCGGTTTGTTCTTTCATTTTTCTACGTTGGATACGATTGAGGAGAGAGCGGGCACCTTTGGTGCGCCCATCAACTTTATCTTGATTACCTTTCTTATACTTACGATGTGACTTAGGATTAACAAAGACAAAGGCAGGTGGTAATGCTAGACCTTCACCAGATCCAGCAATGTTTGCCATCTCATTCAAATTAGATTCAGACTCTTTAGACATTCTTCGTCAGCATCAGTAAAATTAGGTGGTAATCTATTTAGAAACAACATAAAGGCAGTAATTTGACGCCAGTATGTTGCCTCAGTCTTATAAAAAAGCAGCGGAGTCGCCGCATCACCAAACACATTATACAATACAATCACATGATTTAAAATCAAATGAGTTTTGAGTTCACCCGTCGTCTCATATCTCTTAAGCAGTCGTTTGATGTACTTAAATCTCTTTAAGTCTTCTTCAAAGTCTGAATAAGTTACGGACGACGGGTTATTGTAGTTTTGAATAGCAAAGAAGAGCCAGTTATCTGGCGTCAATTCATCAAAGTTCATTCAGATCATGCGAATGTTAAAGTTGCTGCGGTAGAGATGACTTCCTCAGCACCAGCATCGGAAGTAAGTTTGACACGATACTTATAACCATCAAGGTCTGCCTTAGCAGCGCCAGTGATTGTAAGAGTTGCGCCAGTCTGACCGCTGTATACGCTACCATCAAGAGTTGCAGTAATATTGACCCAGCGAGTGCTGGTAGCAGTTTGACGCTGCCACTGATATTCAACTGTGCCAGCATCAGCTGCCGCAGTAACACCAAAGGTGCCAGTGAATGGATCAGAAGCGGCACCGACATCAACAGGTTGTGCCGAGATGGTGATCGCAGAAGCAACATCCGCTGCAACATCATCATCACTATCAGCAGTGTTAGCAGGAGCATCTTTGAATGCTGCTAGATGTACACACTTGTGGCGGGTTTCGCCAGAAGCATCGGTGTATGAAGTATACTGCCACCAACCAGGAGCGTTTAAACCACGCTCAGTATTCTCAGCGAGGGTTGCCTCAACATCATCGATGAAGACAACTCTTGCTTGAATGGCAGCATTACCTTCAGCACCAGCGGTAGCATTAGTGTTACCGTCATGTGCTACAAGGGTCCCGTCAGATTCATACTTGGCAACGGAAGCCTTCTCAGTTGTGTTTAGAACTTTAATTGATTGTGCTTGCGTTTCAGCACGACTATACAAGGACATGGATACGTACTCCAGTTGATAAACTATTTTTCCTAAAATTTATTTATATTCTCAGTCTTCTTCGCGTTTCTGAATTGCCTGTTCGACAACCGCGAGTAGTTTATCGTCCATATCTGTCTTGGTTAGTTTGACTGCTTTACCAAGAATAACTAGGCAGATTTCAACTAACTTCTCACCAAGTTCCTCGTCGTCGGGAAGCTTAGCAACAGCGTCAGAAATAATTTTGGATGCGAGTGGAAGTAGAAATGCGAGCATGGTATGACCCTCAATGAGCCATACTATTTATTTCTCCCACTCATCTAAAATGTCTGTCAACTTTGACAAGAACTGTTTGAAGGTTAGTAGCGTGCCAGATCTATGATCACGGCGTGCTTTTTGCACACCACCCTCAAACGATTCTTTCTTGTTCTTATGCTTCCAAGCAGTAGCATAAGCAATACCTTCTTTATCTTTCGGATAGTTTTTCTTTATGTGCTTGACCATCCTTTCGTACTTTTTTCCAGGTGGTGCTACCTCCTTGACTAGATCAGGATGAGGGGCATAGAGTGGTCCTTCATAATTACCAGCAAATACAGACTCATTAGTAGGTTTAGTAACCATACCTTTCTGTCCATCATTGACAGTAGGCATGATTTCTACATTACCAGACTTCTTCTTTTTTGCTTTACGTTCTTTATCTTTACACCCACACTCCTCACGAAGTTGTTTAAATGTCTTCATTTCTTTCCCTTCATTCCAATGATTTTAGAAACTTTCTTACGACGCATGTGAAGGTACTTGTCAGACTTATCTACATCGCCATCATTGTCGATATCCTTATCTTTACGCTCAGAATGCTTACCCTTAAGTTCAGCATGATTAACAGCGTCTAACTTCTTCTCGTCTAACTTTTCACCGTCATGGACTAATTCGTCACCTGCCTTGACACAATTGTCAACAGTCTTACCACCCTTCTTCTTAGTACCAGCAAGCTTATATCCCTTCCAGCAAGCCTTACCATCGAGACCCTTTGCCTTCTCAATTACATAAGTCTCACCATCGATCTCATACTCTTCACGCTCAAGAACTTCAGTCTCTTCGTTCTTAGGTGCAGACTCTTGACCGACATATCCACCCTTCTTAGCAGTCTTCTTACGCTTAGTGGTGTCTTCGATCTCAGCACCATTTGACTGAGGATCCATACCATCAAAAGGTGCTTCTGATAGGTGCAACTCAGGCATCTCGGTATTCTGGAAACAGTCACCTTCCATCCACTTGCCATACTGTTCCATCAACCCAGACGAAAATAAATCATTTGAGTTAACACTATTAATTGGCTTCTGGTAATTCATCGTTTAACAGGGAAGTTCTTCTGGTATTATTTATAGATCTAATATTCTTAATCCACTCACGGAACATGTGTCCCTCTTCAGCAATAACTATAGCATAGTTACCACCAACTCTATGAATGTGTCCTTTGTCTCCTGTACGTGAAGACATGACAGCATCACCTTCTTTGAATACTTCAGTATGTCGCTGCTGCTGACGCAGTGCTTCTTCTCTTAATTTCTTAAAATCTTTCATTTAAAATTTTTAGGCAAATTTGCCACGATCTCTGACATCAAAGCGCGACAATCATTATCATTTAATGCTTTAGGAATACCTTGACGAAAAAGTTTGAAGTCTCCAGCAAACGCTGCACGTCTCATCTTTGTTCCAGATATAGCAAAAGTGTCCCCGTCAGCATCTCTGCTTCCAGAAGACTTAATCTCGATTTTTCTAAACGAAAAATCTTTTCCATTATATTTATGAAGGAACTGCATGGCAGAAACCCTGTCAGAACCTACTAAAAAGACAACCTCATCATATCCCGCCAGCATAAGATCTTGCAGAATTTCAACGGGTTGTCTTGGACCTGAAAATATTTTACCACGATGTTCTGGAAACATCTTATCCATATAATATTTCTTACGATCTGGTGGGAGAGGGTTGCTACCTTTTTTATCTACAGTCTGGGAAATGTAGATACGATAATCATGAGAACCTGCTGCTTTCTTCACGCCATCAAAGTTCTCTTTGTGTCCTGTAGTAGGTGGTTGGAACCTACCAAATGTAAAGTAACAAACCTTTCCGTCTAACGCCATTGCTTTTGCAGAGTAAAATTATTGTAAGCAAACTCCAAGCGATTGACAAACTTGATCATACTGCCATCTTTATGCAGAACATATCCCTCAGGAGTCGTAACCTTATATCCTTTATCAGTCTGAACGTATGTTCTAAACTCTTCCAGGTGGTCCAGTTTATCTATAACCATTTGCTTCACTGCCTGCAGTTCTTTGTACAAAGCAATCATTGCCTTAAACTTATACACATTGTCTACTAGGTAATTTTCGCTCTGGTATACAAGATTACGCTTCTTAGTAAGATTTGCAGCAGTCTTAATCTTGGCAAGTTCTTTACTAGTTTTAGCATGATAAAAATTTGCTAGATCATACAATGCTTCATCAATGTTACCGATGCTGCGAGCATTTTTAATTTGATCATTAAAGTATGGTTTCAAGAAAGTAGAAATATGAAACTTTGCGTCACCAGTGCTACCACTTGCACCAACCAGTTCGTCAAGAAAGTCTCCGCAGATACGACACATACGTTCGATCTTAGAAATGTAACCATCAAACCTTTGCATTTCTGCCTTAGAGAATCCAACACGATCCATAGGTGTGTCGTTATCAATTACAGCAACCTCAGGAATTTTATTAAACTCATGAATAGGAGCACCAGCACGAGCTTGCATCTCTGCTAACTCAGTTCCAACATAGTGTGTATGAAATACTACTCCAATCTTTGATTTCCCAACTTGTTTACCAATATCGTGGTCAGTAGGGATGCCATAAGTAATAGTGTTTGGTCGAAATGTGTAGAGTTGTTCTCCATTTACTGTCTCTCTTGTTCTAGTAGAATCTGTGTATAACAAGTCTCCCTGAATGACACCCTTAATACCCAACTTACTAAAGTAGCGTAGAGAAAACTTTAGTTTTTCAGCAAGGTCTCCAGAGTAATACCCATCAATCGCTTCTTCAGTAAAACATGTCTTGGGTTCTGTTTTATTAAAGACAGACTTAGTACCAACAAAAAACAAACCAGACAAAGGATCAACACCACAAACAACAGAGGGTGCGCCGTCCCACTTGGTCTGCATAAAACCAGCACTCTCTTGGTGACCCAGCATCTTTTTCAATTCTTTCAAAAAAGAAACTGCCGCCATGCACCCATCGACGCCATAGTTAAGCATCTCATCTTCCAGGTGCTCTAGGTGTTTGAGTTGTTTGATGTTTGCCATTACTCTAGTTTGAGATAGAACCCAGATTTTTTACTTTGTGATGCTCCATACAAATAGAGCTCTCGCATAATCTCATCTGCTTTGCCAGACTTTTTGATAGCATCTAGCAGTCTCAAACCAAGAAGTTTACTGTACCTGTAAGACTGACCCATGTTTGCGATCTCACCAATGACTTGGGTGCAGTTCTTTGGAAGTCCTGTTGCATTGTGCTCGGTCAGCAGGTCGCATATCTCTTGAGATATTGTAGCACGCTGGGCGCTCTTGGGGGCACACTGCGTCCAAAGTGTCTGATTGTTAAAAGGTTTATAACTAACACCGAGAGTGTCAAGGATTTTGAATACACTACCACCACCAATTCGACCTTGGTTAGCAGAGGAACCTTTAAGTTCTAACTGGAAAGAAGCAGAGTTTGCACCACCAAAGTTTCTTGCTTGGAACTTGTCATATGTTCCTGTACCAAAGAACAAATACAAGTCCATAGGGTTCTTATCTTTACCTCTGGCATTTTTATAAATCAATCCAACATTTTTAAAACCATAGTTAGCAACCTTGTTTGCTTTATCAACTTGGTCTTTATTTTTTTCAGATAGATTAGCAGTACCTTCAACTTTCTTGAGAGACACACCAATCAATCTATTTGCATCATACTCTTGCAACAGAAAATGGTTCAGTGCATCGATGGTATCAATATCATTTAATTTTGATTTATTAAAATCATTAGAGACAATCCAGATGTCAGCAGGATTCCACTTGTCCTCAGAAGAAAATGGTGTTTGAGATCTTACCCTAGAAAATGCATTCTTAATTTCTTTGTCGTCAATACCTTTGCCTCTATGAAACCTATAGGTTTTACCAGATGTATGGAATTTATCCCAAAGTTCATTTGCTCCACGAATAGATGATGTAACCCATTCTGGAGAGAGAACCAAGAGATCTTCTTTTTTTACATCAACATCGATAGTAGTAAATGCTTGATTGAATGCGTCTTCACTGATAGGTATGTCTTCATCAATCTTCCCACGATAAACATTAAATGCTAGGGCACAATACAAACACTGTGCTGCCTCATTCCTAGCAGTCTCTTTTGCACCAGCACCTGATCCACCACCAACTGGTTTAATATCAATACGAATAAACTTATTTTTTACAGGAATATCTAACTGATTTCCATTCCTTTTAATTTGAGGTGCAAATCCTTTTTTAGTCAAACTTTCTTGAATAAAACTTGCTGCCCTGGTTCTATCAGAACGAGGAACTATTACTTTCATCGCAAAGTAAATAGATGCTCTACCTTCAGGGTCAGCAGTCTTTGTAATATCAATATTAAAGTATGAATAATTCTCATCACCAAGAGAATCCATAACTTTTAATAGTGCAGACTGCCACTCACCAGTAATAGTTGGTTGCTTATTTGCCATAAAAAAACCTCCGTCTAACTATTTAGAGGGAGGTATGCTTTTGAGGTAGTCTTTCTCATGAGAATAAGGGTGGGTCTCTCCAGTCCATAGTCTATACCCTTCGACCAAATCTGGCAAGAGCCACTGATCCACCCTGTAGCAATACTGCCAGTTGACTGGTTGAATGCAATTCATCACAACCACTTGGAAGAATGCTACTAGGTGGATCCAGAAACTATACACCGTACTTAGTCCACAACTTACGAATGTTTTGAGTGATAGGCATACCGCTGGAGTAAGTCTCTAGTAGTTCTTCTGTCTCTTCATCAATGATAATGAGAACAGGAGTAGCAGTCACACCATACTTCTTAGCAAGAGCAATGTTCTCTTCTGGGATTGGTTCATCGCTGAAGTCCTCAAGTTGGACTTCTTCAATAAGATTAGTGCGGTCATCTTTGAGAGCATTGAAGTATCTCTTTACCAGACCACAAGGACCACAACTGTCTTTGGTAAACAGAATAAATCTAGTCTTCATCTTTCTCCTTTTTGTTGAATCCAAATGGACCTGCTAGTTTTTCTTCTAGTGCTGCCTTCAGTGCGACACCACCAATCGCTTCCATAACTTTGAGGACTTGCTCTGGTTTAGCATCTTCCCCCAGTTCTTTAGCAATGTACCAATACTTAGGCCAAAAGGTTTCGCCTGCTCTCTGGTAGTCGTCTAGTGTAAGTAATTTCATCGGTCACCTGCTTTACGGTTTTCTGAGAAGTAGATGTCAAATGAACCTTCAGGATAACGTTTCTCAAGTTTCTTCACGTTGGTTGCAATGACTTCATCAAAGCTGATATCCAGTGCCATTGTTGCTTGAGCGACATACCATAGCAGATCACCCAACTCAATGATAAGATGCTCACGGTTATCCTCGTTCCATGGTTTTCCTTGGAATACCATTTTCTTAACGATCTCAAGAAACTCACCACCCTCAGCATTAATTCCAACACCAGCAGTAAGCAGTCTCTCAATATTGGCACCTTCTCGGTCAAGCTCACCAATACGATCAGCAAAGTCAACAAAATTCGTACTAGCATTACTTGTAACAGCAGCAACAAATTCTTCGTAACGGTTAAAATCAATAGTCATACATTCCACTCAGCAAATTTAGATAAACGGTTTTGTGTGTCTGCAAATTGTGAGAACTCCTCACCAGGGTCCTCTGCATCGATGCTGATAGCGGAAGCATCGTCCGCTACATCATACAGCTTCATTTTGGATCTGTCAATTCCCACCATGAATTTTCGTGAGGTAACGAGATCTGAGTATCTGTTTTTAAGTTGTTTGACCATGATGCGACCTTGTTGTTCAAGCTCCTCAGTGCTGATGAGAGCGAACATAAAATCAGCAGTGGCAGGCAAACCAAAAGACTCAGAAGTATCGGTAAGGTCAGGATCACTATTGCCATAACCACTGCGAGTAGTTTGAGTAGCTGAGACAATAGGAACCCCAACCTCCACAGCAAGACCCCTAAGTTCCTCAGCAATAGCCTTGACATACGTATAACTGTTGACGATCGCACCTTTGTACCTCACACTTGCACAAATATTTAAATAATCAATGAAGATGATATCAGGTTTGAAATCTTTCTTCAATTTGAGATCGCTGAGCAGTGCCTTGAAATGACCAGCATGTGCTGATGCAGTTGGATACTCTTTGATGATAAGTTTACCCTGGGTTTTCCTAGCGATCTCATTTACCTTACTGGTAAAGATGACCTGGGGCAGATCTACAATGTCTTTGACACTTACGTTCAGAAGGTTTGCGTCAATTCGTTCAGCAATCTTTTCCTCTGCCATTTCACATGTAATGTAGAGTACGTTGTACCCCTGTGTGAGCGCGGCACCAGCGCAATGGCACATGAATAGAGACTTCCCGACGCCCGTTCCAGCAAGAGCGACATTGAGAGTCTTGTTAGAGAGACCACCTTTGGTAATGAAGTTAAACTTCTCCAAATCAAATGGGACTTTTTCTTCTTTACGGTGGTAGAAATCATAGCGTTCTTCTGCTTGCTCTGTGTAACTGTGTCCAATATGTTCATCAAAGGAAACTGCTAGTGCTTCTTGTAGAATGCTAGGTATCGCATCCTTTGATATCTTCTTATCGCCTCCATCTGCGATCTTGATCGACCGCATAAGGGCGAGGTATATAGCTCTGTCTTGACACCACTTTTCTGTGGCATCGAGGAGCCATTCGTAATCGACCCACTCGTCGGTAAGTCCTTGGACTGTCTGTATCGAATCTTTGTACGTGTCGTCAGTAAGATCATTACGATTTTGTAAGTTAATCGAAAGGACTTCCTGAGTAGGAATCTTGTCGTACTTAGAAGCGAAGTCAGCAATCTCCTCAAAGACAATTTTTTCATGATATTCTTGGAAATAATCTGCTTTTAGAAAGGGAACTACCTTGCGGTAATACTCCTCAGTGAAGAGAAGGTTACGCAAGATAGTTTGTTCAATACGCTCAGTTGCCATAGGAGAATTCTTTACGTGCTGCCTCTTCGAGTTGTTCCATCACTTCGGGGGTGAAATATTTTTCGGGATCAGAAAGTACAGCAGAAGGATAAACGGAAGATTCCCCAATAAGAACCCGATTACCGTTCTTCCCGAAGACTCCGTACTCAATACCCAGTTCCAGTAAGCCGTAATACTTGTCAAGTCCCCGCTCGTCAAAAAATAGGCGTGTTGCAACTTTAGAACCCTCAATAGTTAGACGTGATTTCTTTGCCTCACACTTGATAATGTTACCAATAACTTCTTTCTTACTGTCACGTTCCTTAGACTTGCTAAGGTAGATGATAGTAGAAGCAGCATACTTCAGACCCGTACCACCTCCCATCTCTTTTGTAGGGACATAAGAACCGATCACATCATATGTATGGTTGGTCACGATCATAGGCACTTGTGCTTGTCCGAGTTTCAACGTCAAAACACGGAAGGCACCCTTAATCAATTGACTCTTAGTCATGTCCCTGACCTGCTTATCGTTAGCAACGTCCTGCATCTCCTTGGTGGTTGAAAGCATACCAAGAGAGTCTAGCACAAACATCATAGGCACACGCTCGTCCTTAGGTTCCTTGAGGTACTTATCAAGGATCCTACATGCTTGAGTTCTGAACTCTTCAATAGTAGCTACAGGCATGATAATCATGCGTGACGAATCGATACCACGAGACTCAATCATGTCACGGGAAATGGCGGATTCAGTCTCAAAATAAATGACGCCACCTGTAGGATTAGCATCAAGGAAATTACGAACGACGCTGAGAGCAAAAAAAGTCTTGCCCGTGCTCGATTCTCCTGCCAAGGCAGTAACTTTGTTGGAAGGCAATCCTCCAAACAACGAACCACTAACCAAGGCGTTAACGATATAACTGCCAGTATCAACATAATCAGTAATGTCGCCAGCAGCAATTCCTTCGCTAACCAGACCAGCAAACTCGTTTCCACTTTCTTTAATTACGGTGTCTAAGAATCCCATTGATCTACTCGTTCCTCATAAAAGTTGACATAATTATAACTGTTCCGCATGAGTTTGGCAAATGCCAAAGCGGTATCGTAGTCTTCAAAGCACTTAATGTCCTCAGATCCTACTTGACCTACGACATGATTAGTCCATGTGACTACAAAGATTTTCTTACTCATGAAAAGAAACTCGAAATTGTAATGGTCTTCTCGTGGGTCCAACCAATACATTGTAGCACGTTTTTCAACGGTTCGAGGAATGACTTTTCAAATTGTGTTTGATAATCCACATACTTCTCGATACCAAACTCCTTCGGTAACTCACCAAAGAAACTAATAGTGTTCTCGTGAATTGGATTTGGTGTCTTGAGATACATGAACTTAATTTTCTCACCCTCTTGAATGAGAGGATGCTTGTTCTCAATCTTATACTTCTTTACATAGTGATTATAAAGAAGAGCACCCCTTACTGCAATGGGTGTTCCTTTCTGGTAAATCTCAGTTGGGTGGCGATACTTTGCCAGGTTGTTACATCCTCTGGGGAAGGCGACTTCTTCGTAAGGTCGCTCTCTCGTTTCTGTTCGGACATCATTGATAAAACTGATAAGTTCATCATTTGTCTTGCCGATAATAATCTTAAACGCTGCATACAATTTGTCTCTGAAATAAGCTGGAGTAGAAGACCTCGCCGTCTCCAGACCCATAATCTTCATCTTGGGTTCCTTGTATCTAACACCTTCACTGTCCCAAACGTTGAGAATGTAACGCTTCTTCGCAGTCCAGATACCACGATCAGCGATATTCTCACGCTTCATTTGCATCTTTTGATCGTATGCCGAAACGTAGTTCGCAAGTTCTTGATATGAACTCTCGATAAAAGGTTCCAGTTTTTCTTCGCAGATCTTGTCAAGTATCCCCACAATTGTTGCTTTGTCGCTAGACTTAGCACTAAAAAATTTATCAACAAGAGGTCCAAGATTAAGATAGATTGAGTCGGTATCGCTTGCGATAACATAATCCACCTCCTCAGTAGAGAGTAGTTTATTTAGGTATCCGTTCATACGGTTCTCAATCCAACGGATAGAGACCTGACCAGACAAAGTGATTGCCTCAGCGTTAGCAAGACGATAGTACCTAAAGTGTTCGTTACCGATAGCACCATAAGCAGAGTTCAAAGAGATCTTCTTTGCCATCTGAATATTGTTACATCTCGCAATCTCTTTCATGAGTTCGACAGTAGGTGTCTTCTCATATTCTTTCTTGGCAGCAATCATTTTCTTCTTGAAAATGACACGAGAGTCATACATCTTCTTCATCATCTGAGGAAGAAAACCATGCTTGTCTTTGCAATACTGTGCTCCGTTAGCACACACAGCGTACTCACCATCAATCTCTACTTGCTTCTCAAGTATCTTATCAACGGTGACTGATGGATGTCTGGTGTCTTGTAACGTCTCTGGAGAGATGTTGTACTGCATAATAAGATGAGGATACAGACTGTTGAGATCAAAAGACACAACCCAATCATAGAATCCTGGTTTCGGTTCTTTGACATAAGCACCCGCATACTTCTCTGTCTTGGTCGCTTCTTTCTTAGGAGGAATAGCAATCTTCCTCTTCAAGAGCTCGCAGTAAATATAATTATCCCACATGCGAACCTGACTAAACACATCTTCATAATTTACCTTGGCATCATATGCCATGGTGTATGCCAGTTCAATCAGTTTCATCTTGTCATCCAGTTTGTCCACCAGGCGAACATCATGGATGTTGTACTCAATGAACTTCTGCCAGTCGTTCTCATAGAACTCTTTAAACGTATCGAACTCAGAGTGATCTAGTTTCTTCTCGTTCAGTTCAACAGAACAGATGTGATCAAGACGGTAACTCTCTTGGTTCGTATAAGTAAACTTCTTATACAGTTCAAGATAGTCAAGTTGAGAGATACCAAGAGTATCAATTGTACATTGCTCACGACCTTTAATGTAGATCTTTCTTTGTGATACTAGTTTCCAAGGAGACAAGAGTTTCACATACTTTTCACCAAGAATGCGATTAACACGGTTGTGAATGTACGGCATGTCGAACAACTGCACGTTCCATCCAGTGATTACATCGGGGTAATTTTGCTGCCAGTATTCAAGGAATGCACCAAGCATAGTCTCTTCAGACCTGAAGTGCATGTAATCAACCATAGCGTCCTGGTTGTTGAACGCACGGGCACCAAACACCGTTATACGACCCGTGAAGGAGTCCTTGATACTGATAGCAAGAATCTCCTGATCGGCAGACTCAATATCTGGAAATCCATTCTCTGCTGCGGTCTCAATGTCAATAGTAAACACACGTATCTTGCTGCTGTCGAACTTAAGTTCTTCTTCAGGGTGTTGCTCAGCGATGTACTGATACAGAAACCGTGAGTTTCCATAGATCTCAAAGTCATCAACTTCTTTGTACTGCTTCACGAAGTCTCGTGCCTCCGTGATAGATCCAAACTTATGAGGTTCTACACAATCACCTTCTAGTGTACGCCATTCTGAATAGTTCTTTGTAGGCAAATACAGCGTAGGGTTAAAAGGAACCCTAACGCTGTAGCGATTGCCGTTCTCATAACCACGTACAAGCAGACGGTTACCTGCTTGCTCAACACTAGTGTAAAACTTCATTCAAGACATTCAATATAACGAGCAAGCAGTTGCTTGCTAGGGTTGGTCACAACAGTCAGGTCTGAGGACCTGACGTTAAACTCACGCTCATCAGCATGTGGTGCCCATGGAGTGATCTGACCTTCACAGTCTACAACATATGGTTCTACCATCCACACATCAGGGTCACCTGGCAAAGTGTCTCCTTCAGCAGGTTCTACTTGAGCAATGATCCATTCATTCTGCAGATTGATCAGGTTCGCTGTTATTTCCATTAGACTCCTCAGGATAGTAAATTTGTTCGTCCTTAAGTCCTGCCTCTAGTAGTTTAGTGCGGTAGTTTTGGAAAATAGAATCATCAGGAAGGACTGCACTAATGATATGATCTCCAGTAATAACATGTTCCTCAAAGGGACTGAACGGATTAAACCTAGTATAGTTAATAGGAGTTGTACCATCCTCATTTGGTTGACCCAAAGTAAGAATAAAAGGATAAATCATACGATACGCACTAATCTTGGTATCATCATTAACATCACGAACTGCACCAAAAAGACACAGCACACGCTCACCAGTAACAAGAGTTACTACACGAACGTTATGATTATAATTTGGTTCACTCATTTTCTAGTTCCTTTTTTTCTGTAAGTTTTTGTTTCCAAGCATTTTCCAGTCCTGGTTCTGGTGTGCTAATTGTCATAACACAGTCATATGGAATCTTAAACTGCCAATCTGGAGAATAAGGATTCCACTTACTGAAGCGCACTTGGTATTCCATACCATGCTGCTCAGTTAGATATTGTGGTGTTGCACCATCAAGATTGAGAATGTAAGGATCTTCCATAAGAAGGCAAACACCACGTTTGTCTTCACCTTCACTATCAAAGATCTCTTTTAACTCAGTAATGATGCGATCACCAGTCTTAAATGTGACTACCGATACTGCCATAATTATTTTGAGTTTGATTTTATTTTAGCACCAAAAAAGGGGACCGTCAAGTCCCCTTCACTTGTATTTAGAACCATTTTTTTCTCTTCTGTTTCTCTGGCAAGTGTTTGACAAGAGTGATTGTAAGGAGACCGTCAACAAACTTAACGTCTTCAACTTCCACATCATCTGCCATCTGCCAGTTACGAGAGAATGTTCGATATGAAATTCCTTTGTGAGAATACTTACGTTCTTTATCTGCTGGTGCTTTCCTAGCAGATACAGTTAAGACATTTCGTTCCGTCTCGACTTCAATATCTCCTCCTGAAAATCCAGCAAGAGCGACTTCCAGTAGTGTTCTACCACTACCTCCATCGACAACATTGTAAGGTGGGTAATTTGTTCCACCTCCTGCGAGAGCATCAAGTCTGCTGAATGTTTCATTGAATCCAATTGAATAAGGGGTATAATGTTCCCAAGTAATATTAGTCATGTCCTTAGATAAGCGACGTTTACATGCGACCCGTTAGGCATCACAATATTATTTAAAGATTTACAGCAAACGTTTAATAGTGGAGAACCGTATTAAAACTTACGGTTTACTCAACTGCTGTCTTCTTTCGACCAATATTATACTTGGATTCTAGTGTCCAATCATTCTTTTCTTTGAATGAAAGAACTTTAATTTGATTGAGTGGTGCAAGATCAGCAATCTTATCTACATTTACAACTGTGATTAGTCCCCAATCACTAAGAAGTTGTACGATACGATTACGACGCTGTACATCATTCAAAGACAAGTTAGTATTTTTACCATCAAGAGCAAATAACTCTTTGAAGTGTACAATATAATACTTACCTTGTTTATGTAAGATGTGACAGGACTGGTAAATCTTTTTTTCTTTACGAGACGCTACACCAATACGAGTTAAAGTTTCTCTTACTTTTAGGAAGTCATCAGGTTCACCAAGAACCACTTCAACCATATCAGTTTGCTTCCACTGGATCTCAGTATCAACACTCATTTTCTTCCACCTTTATTCAATGCTTTTGTAATATGATCTAATTGATCCTTGGTGAGAACCCTGAGTGCTTGGAGTGCTTTATCGTCATTATAACCATAATACTCTTTGACTACTTCAAGATAATCAATAGAATCTTTACGTGCCCAAGGAGAAAATCTTTTCCTTGGTTTCACACTATTTAGTAAAAAGTCATATTGCATCTTCTTAGGAAGATTAGGATTCTTGTTCATCTCATTGACATACAAGATAGTATCCGTAAAAGAACTGAGGCACCTATTAACAATGTAAGGAGGATAACCTCGCTCAGCATCAACGTCGCCATCAAGAATATTCTTTTTCGATTGATTGATGCTGTACAGGTAGTCTTTTAGTTGGTACGTCATTCCAGTGTCTAATCACTCCACTAATAATAAAAAGGTTGGTAACCAAGTAAGAAATAAAAATAAGGGTGCGTATGCCAGCAATAATATCAGCCTCTCTGTCTGAGCGTCCATACTTTTCACCTAATGCTTTTGCCCATATCCGCCACATTAGAATTTTGCAGTAACACCTACAATTTTGGCACCAGGATTACGGGCGACAGCAACCTTACGAGCATCCTGGTAATCTGTAGCAATCACCTCTTCCTTGAAGACGGTGCCTGCTTTGTAGAGGGTGACTTCACACTTCATAGTTGAAAAGGACTAGTTCCTTGCGAGTTGCTTGATCTGTATTATAACTCCCCACAGAGCGCATGGTGTAAGTATGTGCAAATTCAGCAGCTGTCCATCCCTGCTTGAAGCGGTCTCTAATCAGTTGCGACGAATTGTAAGATATAAGTTGAGGACTGACAAAACGGTCACAATCAACAGCAAACTGGTCGTGGTCAAATCCTTTGTGCATGTTTCCTCGCTTACCATAAAGATTAGATCCGATCTCATATGGGGGATCGAGATAGATGAAGGTTGACTTGCTGTCGCTAAAAAGTTTTTCATAAGATAGATTAGTAATTTTCCAATTGCCAATCAATTTTTGATAATCACGGAGTCGTTCGATACCCGCAAGGGAGAAATTGGAATCACTTGCTTGCTTTGAGAATGACGAAGACTCAGTAAGACCAGAGAAAGAACACTTATTGACAACGTAGAAAGAAACAGCACGCCAGATATTCTCATTGTAAGGAGGGAACTTATCTGTCGTTGAAGATCCTGATAGGTATTCCTTAGCATCCAAGAAAAGTTTTTTCGCGGAAGCGGGGTCAGGGTGCCTTTGTTTAAGTTGGAGGAGTATGTCCGTAATTTCATTACCGTGGTCCTGCAGTTCACGCCAGAAATTATAAAGAGGTTCGTAGAGATCGTTGACTACGATATTCAAATGAGGATAACGCTTAGACACTTCAAGTGCTACGCTACCACCACCCAAGAATGGTTCACGATACTCACGAAAATCTTTCAGATCAGGCATGTATTGGAAGAGTTTGCTGAGTGCTCTACTCTTCCCGCCTGGGTAGCGCAATGGTGTTTTCAGGGATTTCAAAGTCTTTGTCATGATATTTTAGGTATTCCCAAAAGGTCAGTTTCATTTCCTTGTGCGTCATACCGCAGTGAGCGGCAGCAGCAGGTAGGTTCATTGTAGCACGAAACAATGCTTCATT